GGTACACAGCAGACGCCTCTCAACATCTCCGAGGCAAGCCTGCGGTATGATGGTAATGGTCGTGCAGTGTACTTCCACGGTACGATGGGTATCGACCCTACACTTGTCACCATCTCTGATTGTGACATGACAGGTCATGGCCTTGCATGGGCACTCTTGTCTGGGTACTCGGTGCAACCAACACCTCCGCGTATGAGCAGGAACACCCTGGACGATGTGAACGTCAGAGGTATTGCAACCCTGGTTGCTGGCACTGCTACCGTCAATGCTCGTGTGAGGGGACAGTTTAGCTCTAACGCAAACACCTTCAAGTGGGTGTCTGAGATTAAGCTGACCAGGCTTACCTATCCAAGCAATGCAGGCCCTGTGTCTGTGACAGCAGTAACCCAAGATGCAAGCGTACCAACACCTAACCCGGACCTCAACTCTTTCACTATTAAGAGTGCAAACGCAGCTGATGTGTCACAGGTTATGTGGGAGATATTCCTATAACAACTATGCCACTCACAGCACACCTATGAGTGCCGCTCTGGATGCCCAGGTATTACCTGGGTATTGCTCCCTGTGTGGCTGGTTGTCCAACGTGTTAGACAAGAGGTGATCATGATAGAAGACGAGTATTATTTCATAGGGTATGGCGAGGGTTAACCCAGGTCAAGAAGGGCAGACCTAGGTATACCATAGTGCATGCCATAAGGTATACATCAAGTTTCAAAATTTGATATAGGCGTGTGTCAGGTCTCTCGGCCTCGGCCCGGCCCAATTGTCCCCATAGGCCTGCCTTGGAGGGGCCGGGGTATGCCTGTGGATAACTCGATCGATTTCTGTGGGCCGGCCTGTGGATAACTCAGGGATACCTGTGGATAACTATAGTGCATGCTGTGGATAACTCTGGTGACCTGTGGGTAAATCGAGGGCAGGCTGTGGATAGCCTGTGGATAAGTAGGGCGTGTGGGGTATCTGTCCTTACCTTCCTGATGCTACCTTGTGGCATACCATAGGTATACCTAGGGATGACCATAGTGCGATACCTTATGTATCACTCGCATGTTGTGTATACCTAGGCAGACCATAGTGGCTACCATAGTGCAATCTCTTGCCTTATATAGTGCAGTCATAGTGCATGCCTAGTTTTGTAGTCTCACCAGTAGGTGAGGAAGATGAGAGGGACACCACAACTCGGCCTACCTATGGCTACCTTGGTGCATTCGATAGTGCATACCATAGTGTAATTGATAGGCATACCTGGGCTTGTCCAACACGTTAGACATACCTAGTGAGTGACAGATGTCACATAGTGCATCAAATAGTGGTTGACAGGGTATTCCTGTTAATACATACTGCAATCACCGGGAAGCAAATAGCAAGGCCAACCGGGTTACAAGGTGGAGAATTAGCGGTATGCCTAGCTAGGCTATAGTCCGTCAAGGCTTGAGTAAGGGGCCAGTCAATACCTTCTTCCACTGGAGACGAACCTTGTAACACAGTAGTACGTACTAACTAGGACGATAATCTAGTGAGTGTGGCGCAGCACTATAACATGAGAGATGCGTAAAAGGTTGACCACCTGGGATAGAGCGGGAGAAGTGAACGGCCCGACTGCGAAAGCTAAATAAGGTTAGGCACAGCGCCGTAATGCTGGGCAGTGTGGGATTCACTGCATGCTCTTTAACAATGTAATGTACCTAGTGTATGCCGCTCATAACATGAGGGTTACACAATGAAAGAAGGTGATAAGGTCCACTATGTAGATAGCTGGGGCGACATCCATACAGTACGCATAAGCTACCTGTTCACGTCAGTGATGGGTAATGAGTGCGCTGCACTGAGTGATGGGGCAACCAAGCTGGTTACTGAATTGGTGGAGGTGTAGTATGGCTGTAAACTTAGCTAACTTATTGATGATAGACTTTGCAGACCTGGAAATCAGGGTGTATGCAAATTGCATCAAAGAGAACAAGCGGGCATCACGTATGCCAGCACGCAAGCGTAAGGCTCTCTATGGGAAGCATAAGCTACCTTGGTCAATCATCCATGATGAATACAGATGCCACAAGCAGGGAGGTTTCCTGTGAAGAAGCAAAGAGTACTAAAGAATGTACGCATGCTGAAAGTTTGGGGTGTGAGTTACTGGTGGTTCAAGCGGCGCATTCGTAGGTGTCCTGATAAGGGCATGAGCCGCATACCAGCGCGCAAGCTTAAATCTTTATGGAATGAGGTTGCACCATGAGTATGTATGACCTGGCACATGAGATAAGAGTACAACGTGAATCCCAGGAGAAGGCACTGTTACGCAAGACTGCAATACTGTTGCTTGACTTTAAAACCTGGGAACAACCCACACGAGCAGAGTTTATAGAGTTCTGTGAGAACTACTTAAACATAAGCAAATCAACCGGGTATCGACTCATTAAAGAGTTGAAAGCTGGTAATCTTTAAATTAATTCTAATAACTGTTGACAACAAGCGGCATACATAGGTACATTACATACGCAGTACGAAGTAACGCTCTTTAACAATCTGGTTTATCTTGATAGGCTCCCTTGAATAGGATAGCTATGCCTTGAAAGCTGGCCTATCAAGATAAACCAACTGGAGAATACCTATGAAACTTACCAAAACCGAAGTAATCCAACATTGCCGTGAAGTTTTCCGTATGAACCCTGAAATATACCGAGGGGATTCCGTTGCAAAACGTGTATACTTCAATGATTTCACGGATATGCTGTGTAAAGAGGGGATGATTACAACCCATCAATACAACAGCTGGTCTAACCCGTTCTGAGGTGCATCATGAAACTTATTGGCAAAGGCTCATTCACTAAGTGCTACCTGCTGCCTTGCGGCTCCCGTGTGCAACTGATAAGCCGCGACCCTGTTAAGGAGGCAATGGCCTGGGGCTGGTTCCCTGAGTCTGATTTGTTCCCGAAGCTGGATTATGTTGATTTGGGTGTCTATGAGATGGAATACCTGGAGCCAGCAAGGTCTATTAAGCAGGCTCTGATACCGGAGCATTGGTCGCTTTACAAAGAACTTCGGGATTTATTCCTCAATAAGAACCCTGCAAATAATTGCTCACGACCAGATGACCTCTATCATTTATGGTATGGTGTCTTCGAGGAGCAAGCAGAGAAGTATGCACCTGGTTCATTCATGTTTGAAGCCTACCAAGATATAATGATGGCATTAGATGCCTGTGCAAACTTCGGGAGCGATGTTGTGTTTGAGATAAGCCCTCGCAACATACGCATTAAAGATGGGAAGCTGATTCTGCTGGATTGCTTCTTTATCCATAGTGCACTCACAGAGGGCAAGAAATGAAGCTATATAACTTCTTATTCTCTGATGGCGTATGCCTGAAATGCTCCCTTGCTTTCGCTAACATGCGAGAGGAGGTACTCGGGACCTCATACCGCCTTATTATGTAATAGTGGCGAGTATAAGATAGAGGACAGCCTTATGCATCTCTCGGGATGCATAGTGAAGTTCCCTAACATAACTGAATGAGGCTATATCATGACTACTACAACTGTTGAAACCGTTGAAATCCTGGACACTACCCCGGTTCGTGACCAAGTGGCTGCTGAAATCATCACCCTGCTGAATGACATCGGCAGCAACTACCTCAAAATTGGTGCACTGCTGGCTGAGGGTAAGGAGGACTTTGATAATCAGCGTGATTTCCTGGAGTGGGCTGATGATACCTTTGGCATCAAGAAGGCTCAGTGTTACAACCTGATGAACATCTCCCGTGTATTCGCTACCCGTAAGGAGTTCTCCGGTGTCGCTATGCGCGTCCTGTTGATGCTGGTGCCGTTTGCAGACGATGGCGAGCTGATGGATAAGGCGGCGGACCTGGCTGCTGTGGGTGAGCTGGACACGGCAGCGGCTAACCAGTTGCTGGGCAAGCCCGCCAAAGGCGCGGTATCTCCTGCCCTGGCCGCTGTCAAACAAGCGCTGGCCGCACAGCAGGCAACACAGGGAGCCGATAGCCAGGCCCGCGAAATAACGCAGCCTGCGCCAACCTCAGCGCCTCAGGCGGAAGGCGCTAGTGATGCCCCGTTTGACACAGGAGAGGCCGCAGAGCCAGCCCCAGCGCCCACAGTAGCGCCAGCTGTGCCGGATGCCATCCAAGAGGGCTTACTCTCAGAGTTGAAGAAGCTGAGAGAAGACAACGCAGCCCTGAGCGCCCGCATCCTGGAGCTGACCGCGACGCGCGAGACCAAGAAGGCAAGCGCCCCGATGCTCCCACAGTTCAAGTCTAAGTGCATGTATGCCCGCTTAGGCCTGAGTGTTGAGCAGTCAATGAGCCTTGCAGCAGTGAACAAGGCTAAGCGTGAACTAGTTAAGCTGGGATACGGTGAAGGCCACGACGCCTGGCCCCTGATTCAGGAAGCAGTAGAAGCACTTGGCAAATAGTTGACATATCGGAGCCATAGGGACTATCCTTGTGGCTCCTATTATGTTTTCTGTACCACAACGAGGTGTAAGATGGACTTACAGGCAATTCAGGTTGAGTTAGAAGAAGAGATGTTTAACGGTGGTATTACTCGTTTTGAGTCGGCGCAGCAGCGCCACCTTGACGCTGGTAATGCCAGCGATGCCGCATGGAATCGTCGTCTCATCTCTCAATTCATCGAACCACTGGCTGCGGGTATTCAGGCATTCAAAGAGGAATCAGAGAGTAAGCCAGGTGTCCGCGCTGTATCTCTCCCTTTCCTCCAGTGCTGTGAGAATGAAGTAGCTGCCTACATCACTATGAAGGTGGTTATGGATATGCTACACAGCGACTCATCGTATCAGCATATTGCCATCACCATTGGTGAGCGAATAGAGGACCAGGTCCGATTCACTAAGCTTGATTCTCAGGCTGAAAAGTACATGGAGAAGGTCAAAAAGAACCTGGAGCGCTCCCGCTCTAAGCTGTACAAGCATAAGCACCGCGTAATGGTAGCTGCTGAAAAGTCACTGGCTGACAAGGCAACGCCGCAAGATGAGGATAAGGTAACCCGCTGGGAGTCCTGGACGAAAGAAATCCACCTCCAGGTGGGACAAACCTTGATGGCTGCTATGGAAGGTTCGGTGTTTTATAATGGTGAGCCTGTGTTCTTTCGTTATGTTGCCAGTGCTGGCGGAAAGAAGCAGATAACCAAGCTGCAAACATCTGAATCTATCGGCGCATGGGTGCATGAATTCCGTGAGCATGTAGCACAGCTGGCCCCGGCTTATGGTCCTTGCGTAGTCCCTCCGCGTGACTGGAAAACCCCGTTTAATGGCGGATTCCACACTGAGAAGGTGGCTAGCCGTATTCGTATGGTTAAAGGCCCACGTGAGCATGTTCGTAAGCTCACTATCAAGCAGATGCCTATGGTCTACAAGGCTGTTAACGCATTGCAGCGTGTTGAGTGGGTTATCAATACCAAGGTACTTGACGTCGCACAGGAGGTTGTAAGACTCAATCTTGGCTATGGTGTACCCTCTTTTCAGCCAATCATCGACCGGGACAATAAACCGGGTAACCCTGTACCTGTTGAATTTCAGGACCTTCGCGGGGCTGAACTCAAGGCTGCATTGACCCCTGAGCAGTGGGATAGCTTCCTTTCCTGGAAATCAGAATGTGCACGCCTGTATACAGCAGAGACTAAGCGCGGCTCTAAGTCTGCTGCCGTGGCTCGCATGCTGGGCCAGGCCCGTAAATATGCACAATTCCCGCATATTTATTTTGTCTACACGCTGGATAGCCGCTCGCGCGTATACGCCCAGAGCAGCACGCTAAGCCCTCAGAGCAATGACCTGGGCAAATCCCTGCTTAAGTTCAAAGAAGGCCGCCAGCTGCTCACGGTTGAGGATTTGCGCTGGTTCCTGGTGTGTGGTGCCAACCTTTGGGGTTGGGACAAGAAAACTTTTGATGTCCGGGTATCAAATGCAATGGCCGAAGAGTTTCAGGAGATGTGCCGGGATATTGCCAGCGACCCGCTGACCTTTACGCAATGGGTGAAGGCAGACGAGCCGTATGAATTCCTGGCGTGGGCCTTTGAGTATGCTGAGTACCTGGATAAGGTGGAAGAAGGCCGCAGCGATGAGTTCTATACCCACCTCCCTGTGCACCAGGATGGCTCTTGCTCCGGTATCCAGCACTACTCTGCAATGCTCCGGGATTCTGTTGGGGCGGCTGCGGTCAACCTTAAGCCGTCAGACTCACCGCAGGACATCTATGGCCGTGTTGCTGAGGTTGTCATTGAAAAGAACAATGCAGCCATCTCGGCACCGGATGGGACCATCTTCAAGTCGGGTAGTGTTGAGATGGACGCAGAGCAGTTGCGGGAGATGGGGCGCTCCTGGTTGAGCATCGGTATCACCCGGTCCCTGACTAAGAAGCCTGTTATGACCTTGCCATACGGGTCTACCCGCATCACCTGCCGTGAAGCCGTAGCTGACTACCTGGACGACCTGGAGGAGAAGGAAGCAAAAGCGGCGGCTCAAGAGCAGCGCGGCATCAACCCGGTGCACCCTTTCGGTGGTGATTCCTACATCACTGAGGGGCAAGCCCTTAACTACATGACCGCCCTGATTTGGCCCTCAATCTCTGAGGTTGTGAAGGCTCCAGTGGTGGCTATGAAGATGATACGCAGCCTTGCAAGGGCAGCAGCACGCCGGAATGAGGCCCTGGAATACCCGCTCCCGACTGGCTTTATCTTGTATCAGAAAATTATGTCTACTGACTTGTTGCGGGTGCGCACTCAGCTGCTGGGCATGATCAATATGTACCTGTCGGTTGAGACTGACATTGTGGATGAGGCTGCAATGATGGGTGCGGCGGCTCCGAACTTCGTGCACGGGCATGATGCATCACACCTTATCATGACAGTGTGTGACCTTGTGGATAAAGGGGTTACCTCAATCGCGGTTATTCACGACTCCTTCGGGACTCACGCACCTCGCACGGCGGACCTCCGGGACTCCCTGAAAGGGCAGATGATTGCGATGTATCAGGACCGTCACGCCCTGGCCGACCTGGTGGCGGTGCACGAGGAGCGCTGGTTGTGTGACCTGGGCATTACGGTGCCGGAACTCGGGGATTTTGACCTCAACGAAATCATGGATTCAGAATACGTGTTCGCGTAAACCACGGGGCGGCCTTCGGGTCGCCCTTTTCTCGTTCTGGGCCTGTCCAACACGTTAGACAAAATTAATTGTGGCGAGTATAGAACAAACCCTTCGGAGAAGGAGATTATAGGTATACCTAGGTATTCCCAGGTATGCCCTAGGTAACCAGGTATACCTATTCCTCTTCTCCTCTTCTTCTCTACTGAGAAGAGAGGTTAATAGTGGCTAGTATAGAACAGGACTAACAATTCAATCACAAGGTGTACACCATGAATAAAGGTAAGTTTAATATCAAGAAAGGGCAGATGCTAGAAGATGACTTTGGTCGCAACTATGAGGCCAGAGGCCGCCGGGATAAGATGCACAAGCCTAAGCGTGGCGGTGGTATCAAAGGTGCATTCCGCAAGGGTGCAGATGCCACTATCATCGAGGCTTGGGAGGCGCAGTAATGGCTATCATCAATAACTCAGGTTGCCCGGAGTGCATGAAGAACGGACATGACAATACGCAGAACCACCTTATCCATTTCGAGGATGGTGGCAAGTATTGCAGCCGTGGTCACTTCCACACATCTGGCAAGCCCTACTATGAAGCCCCAGGTGAAGGGGTAAGCTTACTTGATATGCCGCTTAGCTCCACAAAGTGGACTGTTAAGCAATTCAATGACCTTGTTAAGCAAGGTAAGATAACCAACGCGGCAGACCGTGCGATAGCCTTGGGTGCTATGCGAATGGCAGACCGCTATGAGGTGATGAACGATGAAGAACGTGCAGCCATCCAGGAAGAGTGGGACCTCGATGTCGAGTGGTTCCAAACCCTTAAGCGGAAGAACCTCGTATCCCGACATATCCGAGGTGAGATCTGTGCCATCTATGATGTTCGTGTCGGCCATGATGAAGATGGAGCAGTCAATCGACACTATTACCCACGGTTTGAACAAGGACGCCTAGTAGGTGCCAAGTGCCGCACCTTACCTAAGGACTTCAAGTTCGGACACCTTGGTAAGCTGTTCGGTGACCAGGATTTGTTCGGCATGAATACCTTGTCCAACGTGTTGGACAAAGGTAGACGCAAGGACAAGCTTCTCATCGTAGGCGGCGAGCTGGATGCCCTGGCGGCACAGCAGATGCTTCTGGACTCAGCAGGAGGCACTCAGTATGAGGGCAAGCCTTATCACGTCTGGTCAATCAACAAAGGTGAAGCTTGTCTCCAGGAGATCGTTGCCAACCGTGAGCACATCTCTCAGTTCAAGCAAATCATCTGGGGCTTCGATGGTGACGAAGTTGGCATGAAGCTGAACCAGCAGGCGGCTCGCTTGTTCCCAGGCAAGTCCTTTATCCTTGAGTATCCGGCAGGTTGTAAGGATGCCAACAAGGCACTGATGGCAGGTAAGGCCAAGGAGTTTGTGGATTCCTGGTTCAATGCCAAGTCTGCCGAGGAGGTCTTTGGTAGCCAGATTAAGTCTATCTCTTCGATGAAGGATAAGCTTAAGGCTGCCCGCCCGGAACCTGGGTTATCCTGGCCCTGGCCTGAACTCAACAAGATTACCCTGGGCATCCGAAAGAACCAGCTGTTTATTATCGGTGCCGGGTCCGGCGTAGGTAAGACAGAGTTCCTCCGTGAGGTGGTTAAGCATCTCATCGAGGTGCATGGTGAGTCTGTTGGGGTTATCTCCACAGAAGACCCGACAGTCAAAGTGTCTCGTGCCTTTATCGGCAAGTGGATTGACAAGCGTATTGAGCTGCCACCCACCAACGACCCACGAGAATCAGGTTACCGTGAGGTGCTGGATTACACAGATGAAATGGCAGATGAAGCCATCGACTATGTGTCTGACACAGGTAAGCTGTTCGTCGCCGACCTTGAAGGCGATTACTCTATGGAGAAGGTTGAGCAGACCTGCCTGGAGTTTGAAGCAATGGGCATCCGCAACATCGTAATTGATAACCTAACGGGGATTAAATTAGATGAAAGACAATTCGGCGGTAAAGTGGGCGCACTTGATGAGTGTGTTAAGCGGCTTGGAAACATCAAAGATCGATGCTCTATTACCTTGTTCCTGGTATCGCACCTTACGCGACCTGGAGGACAACGCAAGCAGCATGAGGAAGGCGGAGACGTCATTCTATCTGATTTTAGGGGGTCCGGGGCTATCGGGTTCTGGGCGAGCTATGCCCTTGGAATCGAGCGCAACACGCGAGCTGAGTCTCTTGATGAGAGAACAACAACGTTTATTAGCTGTGTTAAAGACCGAGACCAGGGCATCTTTACTGGAACTAAGGTATGCCTTAAAGGTGACCTCTCCACTGGCCGCTTGCTGCCCCTCAAGGAAGCAAGAAAGCTGGATGGAGGCAGCGGAAGCTTTGATACTGGAGCATATCAAGGTAGCACTGTGCCTGAACCAATAGTGGCGGGTATAGAAGAGACAGCCGACGAAGAGTCGGAGTATTGATGACTAACAGGGTTTGTCCAACGTGTTGGACAAGCCTAACTTACTTAATGAATTGAGGTTAACATGTCTTTATTAAAATTGTATGTTGGTGACCGTGTTCGTAATATCAATGTAAGGTCCAGCCGCAAGGGTTGGGTTGGTGTTGTGGTTGACTTTGGTAACAACAAATGCCTCAGCAAGCCAACCTATGAGGTAGAGTGGTCTAATGGAGAGGTGCAAGGTTACATGCAATGCAATGCCCACAACTTCCTGGAGCGCATTGATGAGCAGCCGCCAAGCAACCTGGACTATGCCAAGGCTTACCGCGATGCATCCCTCATGACGCCAGATTCTCGTAGCACTATGCTGCGTGCCATTTGCGACATCTCTGGTTTGCAGCGCCCAGGTAAGCGCAAGGTGCTTCGCCGTGAGCGTGTCAACGTCATTACTGGTAAGACACAAAGTGAGATGGTCAAGGAGCTTGGCCCGGCACGTGGGGTTGCTGCGTTCAACACACGAGCCACTGGTCGCACGACAGGCATTGCCTTTAGCATCATAGGGCAAGCTATGTGCAACCCAGGTCAGGTCATCTCTTACCAGGATGTTGACCACACTTTCCACGAAGGCCGGGAGGTTCGCACACCTCACCAGTTCAATAAGAACTTTGAGAGTGAACTCCTTTATAAACTTCGTGACCTCAAAGGCTTCGTTATTAACCCTGACAGACGAACCATCCAATATAACCCTATCGTCACAGAAGAGGTGTACGTAGAATGAAAGGTTACATCGTAAAACTCCGTAACGGGAAGCTCCGGTATCACCTTATCACCCCTTACGGCGGCACCATTGCCGAATCTATGGAAGACACTAAGCGGATGCTTAGTTTCGGTGTGAAGTGGCTTGAGCGAGTGTCCTTCCGGGATTATTCCAGTAAGTGGAAGATCGCAAACTGGTATCGCCTTAACAACCGTGGTCGTATCGTGGGGGTATTCCATGTCTAACAAGGTATCCCTCCGGCACATTGAAGGTAACGATATGGCCCAAGGCCATGTCACTCGGCAGGCCATGTTGTTTGCTGAGCTGACCCGCAAGGTCGCCAAAGAGAACAGCCTGACGCAGGCGCAGGTCATTGATGATGCCAGTAGTGGCTTAAATGGTTACCGTCGAGGTGACCTTGTAGTTATTGGTAAAGGCAGCTAATAAGTCATGGGTTGTCCAACGTGTTGGACAGCCTATTATCATATTAACTGTATGAGGATAAGATTATGCGTATCGAGTGGGATTCAGATTGGGATTACTATGACCGCTTCCAAGGCAAGAAGCGCCCGTTTAACGAGGAGTTCGATGATTATGACAATTGATTGGAAGAAAGCAGGCCAAGGTCGTCTCCTGGTTATGGATGCGGAGGCCAAAGGTTTACTTGATGCAATCCGGTATGACAAAGGTAACCATGATGTGCATATCATTTGCTGCATGGACCTTATCACCACAGAGGAGTTCCTCTTCTTCAATGCGTATGAAGACAGGGACCCAGAAGCCAGGGAGCGCCTGGTGGAGTGGGAGGGGCATCAAGATGGTAGTCTCGAAGATGGCGTGAATTTCCTTCGGTATGCAGATGCTATCATCTCGCAAAACTGGTTAGGTTACGATGGCATCTTAATGGAGAAGGCGTTCCCTGCCATCTTCAAGGGGTACAACCACACAGAGAAGCGTGGCAAGTCTGCGTATCGCTCTGACCTTTGCCCGGTGAAGGTGATGGATACCCTGGTGATGTCTCGGCTTCTCAACCCAGACCGCAGACTACCACCGCAGGCCTACGCCAAAGGCCTGGGCAACGTAGGGCCTCACTCCATCGAGGCACACGGTATCCGTATCGGTCGCTATAAGCCAGAGAACGAAGACTGGAGCAAGCTGACCGACCACATGGTACACCGTGTAAGGGAAGACGTTGCAATTGGTCGTGACCTGTTCCTCTGGTTGTTTAATGGTGAATGGAAGGAGCACAAGGCTCGTGGTCTTAACCCAAGGACCAAGCTGGGCATTGAGACTGCCTTCCACATGGAATCCATAGTTGCACTGGAGATGACCAGGCAAGCTGAGCGTGGGTTCCGCTTGGATATCGACAAGGCAATCGAGCGCTGCGCCATCCTGGATAAGGAGATTGATGCCACAGATGCAGGGTTCCGCCCACACATGCCGATGCGTATCAAGTCCAAACCTTTTAAGCAAGAGGAGAAGAATGAATATGTTGCTGCGGCTAACGAGTGGGCGAGGTCAAATGGAGTCCCTGTACGTCTCGGTGACACGGCATTCCTGTACTCCGAACGTAGGGGTGATAGGAAGACTGTATGGTCCGTCACCACTAAGTCTGGCGATTGGGCTGCTGCTGTCAAGAAAGATTACCCACATATCCGAGGGAATCGAAACGATACGCCCAGCATCAAGCATATTGGCCCTTACACGCCAGTCACCTTTGAGGACATCCCTTTAGGTAACCGGGACACTGTAAAGGAAATCATCTATCAGTATGGGTGGCGAGGTGTGGAGTTCAATGACACCGACCAAGCCTATATTGATGAGCACAACGAACTACCCAAACCCTGGAGTGGTAAGATCAATGAAAAGTCCATTAAGGTATGGCAGGAAGCAGCCGCACGTGATGGTAAAACAGTCCCTGATTGGTGCCTGGGTATCGCGCGATGGTACATACTCGTATCCCGTCGCGGTCAGATCCTCAACCGTGGTGACGTTGAAGCCTTCAATGAAAAGGGAATCTGGCCCTCGCAGGCTGGTAAGAGAAAGTGTCGTGGCCTTGTGCCAGCGGCGTTCTCAAGAGAGCTTGGCATAAGTGCGCAGACCTACTATGAGAGGTATGGGTACTGGCCCACGTCTGATAAGGACGACTCTGAGTGGCGAGTTCCAGCAGTGGCTATCAGTATTGGGACCTCTACTTTTCGCATGCGCCACCGTAATGTTGTTAATATCCCCGCTCGTGGTCTTTTCCCTCTGCGTGACCTATTTATCGCAGGGAGAGGTAAGCTCATCCTGGGCTGTGATGGTGCAGGGCTAGAGCTTCGCGTACTCAGTCATTTCATGAATGACCCAGAGTACCAAGAGATTGTACTGCACGGTGACATCCACACCCACAACCAGTTAAAAGCTGGCTTGCCTAAGCGTGACATGGCTAAGACCTTTATCTATGCCTTCCTGTATGGCTCTGGTATAGCCAACCTGGCAGCGGTCTGTGGTGTCACCGAGAAGGTCATGCGTGAGGTTGTTGCACGCTTCGAGATTGAGTTGCCATCGTTGGCACGTCTGCGCGAGTCAGTCATAGCAGCAGGTAATAACTACGGCTACCTACAGGCCCCTGATGGGCATTGGGGTCGTATCCGTTCCAAAGGCGGGGTGCTCAAGGAGCATACCATGCTGAACGTTCTGCTTCAAATGACTGGCTCGCTGTGTATGAAGTATGCAGCGGTCAAGGCCTTTGCTGTGATGCGCCGAGAGGGTGTAGCTTTGGATGCAGATGGTCATCCCGCTGGCGTGGCTAACGTCCACGATGAGATTCAGATGGAGGTTCCAGAGGATGAGGTCCTGTGCCTTGACTATGAACTACCATTCACACTGGAGGGTTTCGAGAATGAGAAGCAAGCAGTCAAGGCAGTGTTTGACACAGAGGAAAAGCGCATTCACATTGACTCAGAAGGACGTATGTGGTCTGCTGCCAACCTCGTTAGCGTTGATACTGGTGCTGGTGTTCTGCGTTGCAGGCGTCGTTATCACCGCGCTGGGCATATCATTGCTGATGCGATGACCTGGGCTGGGCAGTATCTTAAGATGCGTTGCCCTATGGCAGGCGAATATAAAATCGGTAAATCATGGGCTGAGACCCACTAAAGGAGAGATAATGAGCGTCAAAAGTATTGAGGTAATCTTTAAGCGTAGCCTGTTTGATATGGTGCGTAACTTGTTTGTACCTAAGTCTAAGCGATTCCCTCGCGTAGCCACCTTCTCTGGTTTCGATGACTTCGAAATTGAGTCTAATGGGTCCCTTTCTGTTCGCTTCGGTAAGAGTTGTTATCTCTACCCTGCGCATAAGATTGCACGCATCAAAACCACACTGTACTAATACTGGCGAGTATAGAACAGAGGGTCATTCATTGGCCCTCAATTGTATACCCGTAAATCAATGAGGTTATTATGTCTATCAAACAACTTAAAGGTATTCACCACCTGGTAAAAGCTATCACTGAGGAGAATTTCTTCATTGCAGGTGGTGCAGTAGTGGACTCTCTGTACGGCAAGGAGCCTAAGGATTATGACTTGGTCCTTCCTGCTTACGACATGAATGAAGTGGAAGCCTTCCATTTCCTGGAAGAACTTTCAGAGCGATTCAGTCGCCTGGGATATAAGACCAAGGTGTACCAGTCTTATGGTCTCAATTTAGGTGAGTACGTGGACCCTCGCTCATTCCAGGCAAACTTCATCGGTTGCATGAAAGTGAACATGCATAACTGTCAGCTGGACCTGTTGCTGTCCAAGCACCACCACATCCAAGAGCACGTCATGTCTCATGATTGCAATATGAACATGGTGTGGTTCAATGGTGACCGTGTCTGCTGGGAGCATGGCGGCAATGAGCCTAAAGTTTCTGAGCTTATCTTCATGGATAATATCCCGGAAGATCGCAAAGAGCGTATGCGTAAGAAGTGGGCAACCTTTCAAGCCATGTAATTAATAGTGGCGAGTATAGAAGAATACAAACTTAACCTGGAGATCTAATAAATGTCTTTAATCAATACCTATGTTTCTGTGTCTCAGTTCTTCCGTAAGGTGGGCACTTCTATTCGCAAGAAGCTTATCTCTAAGCTGGAAGCTGAGCTGTTCCGTACCGAGATCGACCTGGCAAAAGCCGAAGAGAAGCGCAGCGAGAACATGGTTTCCTTGCACACCGACCACTATGCAGCCAAGCAGAAGCTGATGGATGAGTTGCAGGTTGGACTTGATGCGCTGTATGCCAAGTACGACAAGGGCTGCAAGCAGCTGGATTCTTCCTTCGAAATCAAGAAGGCAAGCATCGCGGTAGTCTCCCAGGCAATCGCGGATGACCTCAAGTCTCGCCGCGCCGCGCTCTCCTCTGAGCTGGATAAGCTTGTCGGTTAATACTGGCGAGTATAGAACAGGTGCTCACTCTTTGAGTGGGTATCTGGATGCCACATCCTACATGCTGCAAGGTCGCTACTTGTCATGAGAGGTCGGCTTAACTCAACTCACTGTCCAAAGGTGACTGAGGCTATGTGGCATCACAGATACTAACCTGAATGAATAGGAGATATAATGGCTCGCGAATTTGACTTTGGTGCTGACGTAGCAACTGGCGGTGGTAAGGTATTCAAGAACCCGGAAGTGGGTCCCCATGATGCCATCCTCGGCGCAGTTATTCACGTCGGCAGTTACCAGGATGTCTTTGTTAAAGGCACTGCTCGTGAAGAGAAGAAGCCTGTTAACTACGTCCTGCTCCAGGCCATCCTTATGGGTGAGTCCGACTTCAACGAAGATGGCTCCCGCATGGAAGCCTGGCGTGCTGTTGGCCTCAAGTCTGGTGACAAGGCTGAGCTGACTGTGCTCATGAACGCACTGGACCCGCAAGAGAAACTCAGTGGGTTCGATGACTGCATCGGCGTTCCGTTCATCGCCACGATGAAAGGCTCTGACGAAAAGGGTGAAGATGGTCTTCCTCTTTATGTCAATTGGGCAAGCAAGGGCTTCGCTGGCTCTCCTGGGCGACTGGCTGCTCTCGTGTCTGCTTCTGTTAAAGAAGAAGGTATCGAGACTATTGGTCATGTCAAGTTTAATGACATCACCAAGGAAGTCCTGGATGCAATCCCGGCACACCTGGTTCGCCAGTATTTCATGTCTGAGCACAAGCATGGCGCTAAGAACCTGTCGGTGCCTGGCTCTCACGTCGAAGGTATCATTGCGGCTGCCCGCGAAGCTGACCCGAAATGGAAAGCCCCGGCAGACAAAGATGCCAAGCCGGATGACAAGAAGCCGCTGGATACTGGTGCCACTGTGCCAGCCCAGGATGTGCCGCCTGCTGAGAACGTGCCAGCCCCGGATATGGATGAAGGAGCGGAATACTAATGAAGGTAAAATACGTTCGCGTCTCCCTTAAAAGGGAAGCCACCGGACAGTATGCCACCGACTTCATCTTTGATGAAAATATGGTTGGCGTCGATGACCTCCACATCATCACCCGCGAAGGCTTCGTAACCGTTAATCACCTGAGCCGTGACGGCGCTCGCCAGGGCAAGACCTGGCCTGCCTCATCCGTGCAAGAGATCACTACCATCCTGTAATGCGTAAACACCCGGTAACACCCTTCCCATATCAGTGGCGAAGGTACATATCAAGCTAGGCCAGGCAACAGAGATGGCCACCTAACACAATCCTGTGTAACGGCATACGCCTAGTAACAAAGAGTGTAACCTTGAAGACTACCAGCAGCGACACAAGCGACCAAGTGAACCGGTCACTATGCGGTCAGTGCTCTGGGCTGGGGTCTTCCCGATTTACATTCTCCACTTTAATAGTGGCGAGTATAGAAGAGTAAAACCGCAATTCTGCGAATCAACCCAAATGGAGAACCAATAAATGTTTACTATTGAAACTATTTCTAACCGCGTTGTTAAAGCTGGCAAACTGGTAACCGAAACCTCTTTCATCATCGTTGACGCTTCCGGCGCGCTGGTGGCTGGCACCAAAGACTACGCGACACAGGAAGAAGCACAGGCGAAGATCGACGGTCTGGGCAACCTGGCGGAAGGCCTGGCGTTCGCACAAGCGCAATTCCCTGGCATGGCTGACAAAGCCCAGCTGGGCAAGGCCAATGTGGTCGCCGCGTATCTCGACTGGATTGCCGCTGGCAAGCCGGTGAAGACCGTGGAAGAGTCACAGGAAGAGTCGGAAGCTGATGCCTCCGAGCCTGCTCCCGCTGCTCCGGTTACCGAAGCCGAAGAGTATTAATTCGATCTGATCACCGCCGGGTCATTGAGGTTACTCAGTGACCTAGGTTGTTACTTAATAAATGGAGAGTAACATGTCTATCCGTCAACGTGACACTAATCGCAAAGAGCTGGTCAAGGCTATCATTCGTCAGAATGGTGGTCGAATCTTCACCGTCATTGCCAAGCGCAAGGAGCCTAAGGTTTCTTATGTGCGGGCTGTTGATATGGGTGCGGGTTGGGCTATAGAAGATCACAAGGTAACCCTCAAACCGTCTGAGTGGCGTAAGCTCCCAGAAGCAGAACAAGGTGACTATGTTAAACTCACCGAAAACTTCATGGAGATGACCTGCCGCACTGGAGTTAAGAAGGACCTGAAAGGTGGTGCCAGCACTATTGCGCATCACGATGATTTGATCAGTGTGAACCTTACCAATGGTAAGGGATACCGCTGCTTCTCTGCATATAACGTGCTGGAGATTCGTGCTGGCGGAACAGTGATTAAATTCAAAGAGGAAGATGTGTTATCCTTTAATCAGTAACAACCTGCCCGTCTAAGCCTGATGCTTGGGCGGGCTTAATTTCGTGATATCTAATGGAGATAAATAAATGAGCCGCGATATCTTGAACTCAATCAGTGTTAACCTGAACTATGATGACTTCTCCCAGCAGTACGTCGCATATGTTTATGATTCAGCAAGCTCTGAGCTGTATGGTAAGGTTGGCATGACCCGCCAAGTAGGCGGTAACCCTATTCGTGCTAGGGAGTTCATCCATGCATGGATAAAAGAGAACATAGAGGAGGCTTGGCCTACATGCGAGTCCACTTTGAATATGGAGCTGAGGTCACGGAGGACGATAACCTCATCCTGTGGCCGACTGACGGTAACAGAGTCGCCCTCATTGACGGTGACATGCTCCCGTACATCGTAGGGTATACAATCAGCGAGCTGACCTGGGTCCGGGCAAACACCCGTATCAAGCATGGTCAGTTCGCAACCCTAGAAGAGACCCCGGAATGCAAGTCTGCCTGCGACCGTATTAACTCCATTCTCAACATGTGGGTGCGTGGGGCTAAGTGTGATGCTGCTAAGATTTTCATGACAGACTCACCTAAGAACTTCCGTATCAACCTTGCATTCACCGATGAGTACAAGGGAGGTCGTGCCTCGGAGAAGCCTCCCTTCTTCTATCAAATGAGGGAGCACCTTCGGGTTGTCCACTCTGCCATCGTAAGTGATGGGGATGAGGCGGACGACCTGATGTCTATCGAGCAATGGAAGGGTCACAATGCATTTCGGAAAGAGGCCGGGGCTGACTTCGTAATCGGGTCACCTATGCATCGTGAGTTTAGCAACACAGTCATTGTGTCTGCTGACAAGGATTTGATGATCGTCCCAGGTTGGCACCTGCAACCAGGTAAAGGTGCAGAGCTGAAATGGGTTGATGAAATGGGTTGGTTAGAGTTGCGGCGTAAAGCTGACGGCTCAATCAAAGACCTTAAAGGCGCTGGCCTTAAGTTCTTCTATGCCCAGATGATCATAGGTGACAACGTCGATAACTACAAGGGCATCCCTCGGAAGGGACCCAAGTTTGCCTTCGACTTATTGGACACCTGTCGTGATGAGAAAGAACTCTTCATGGCAACGCTCGGGGCTTACAAGAAGCACTACGGCGATGGCACGGTACTCCTCAAGAACTACCGAGGTGGTTACAAGGAAGGCCGTGCAGTTGACCTGATGCTGGAGTGTGGGCGTCTTGCTCACATGGCGCAATACCCTGGTGACATCTGGCGAGAAGCTAAAGGCCGCATGACATGGGGTAATGATGACACATGGCTATCAAGCTAAAAGAGAAAGAGGTAGATGAGTATAAGCTTTTACTGCTTAACGCTCAGGGCTGGAAGTGCCCACTGTGTGGCGGGAGCCTAAAGGCGGTTGCGCCCAAGAACCGGGTGCTTGACCATGACCACGACACAGGTTTCTGCCGGGCAGTTATCTGTCGAGGCTGCAATGGGGCAGAGGGTAAAGTTAAATCCGTAGTGGAAGGTTATGGCAAGGCTGGCAATAGTCTGCACTTCCGCATCGAGTGGATTAAGAACCTCCTGGCCTATTGGGAAAAGCACAAGGTGCCGCAGACTGACCGCTTGTACCACAAGCATAAGACACCTGCGGAGTTAAGAGAGGCACGCAATCGCAAGGCACGTCTTGCATATGCAGCAAAGAAGGGAGGTTAAGTGGGTAAGCTACGCTCATTGTTTAAGGACTCAGATGTCAAAGGGGCTATGACGCAAGCTACCGACGGTGCTGGTAATGTTAACTATAACGAGATGGCTGCTATCCTGTCGGATATGCCTCAACAGGCTCCAGTCACTCGCCAGCTCGCGCGGTATTGGGCCAAACAGTTCGAGGTGCATAAGAAGAACGGCGACGACTATCAGTCTCTGGTTCAAGCAAATCGAGCTATCAAAGAAGAACGTGAAGTGCGCAGCCCTGACAGGTATGAAGATCTGGCTACTGTACCACTGCCTGAGTCGGCTCATCGAAGTGTACTGGTAATCCCGGACACCCACGCTCCGTATGAACACCCGGATACCCTGGAGTTCCTGGCAGCTGTGGCAGCTCGGTATCGCCCGGATACAGTGGTGCACCTGGGGGATGAGGCAGACAAGCACGCTATGTCGTTCCATGACTCAGACCCGAACCTGGACAGTGCAGGCAAGGAGCTGGAGCGTGCTCGTGTCTTCATGCGTAAGTTGCACACCATGTTCCCGGTGATGCGCCTGTGTCACTCTAACCACGGCTCTATGCATTTCCGTAAGGCTAATGCACATGGCATCCCGGTGCAGTACCTGCGAACCTACCGGGAAGTCTTCTTCCCAGATGGCAGCGGGCAGCGCTGGGAGTGGCGACACACCCACACCTTACGCCTGCCTAACGGTGAGCTGGTATCCTTCAAGCATCAACCAGCAGGTGCCGTGCTTACCGATGCAGCCCACGAGCGCACCCATCTCATCTGTGGTCACTTGCATGGCAAGATGTCCATTGAGTATGCCCGCAATACCCGCGAGCAGTATTGGGCGGCGCAAGGTGGTTGTCTGGTAGATGAGGAGTCCAAGGCCTTTGCCTATGGCAAGGAGTCTAAGTATAAGCCAGCCCTTGGCTGCATCGTCATTGTTGACAGTGTGCCACAGGTTGTCCCTATGCAAACGGACTTTGAAGGCCGCTGGGTCGGCAAGTTGTAATACTGGCGAGTATAGAACAGAGAGCACCGTACTGGATGTTGCACATTCAACGCAGGATGCGGAGGTGCTCTCAATTGTATACCCGTAAATTATTGATTGGAGGTAGCATGTTTAAGGTAGGCGATAAGGTGGAGCGGGTTGTTGATTGCCCAGACAGCAATCCGTGGCTTTTGTTTAAGAGCAAAACAGGCAAGACCAACGCAGCTGTTTTCACAGTAACAGCAGTATCTAGCTCAGGTCGATATATTGGGGTTGATGGGTACTCTGTAAATGGAGACTCGGCCATGTTCCATATCGATAACTTCAAACCAGCAGTACCTGCCCCGGTTTCGGTGAGTTCTGACAACTACGTCCCTCGTGTCAACCCAGCCACCAAGCTTGGCATTAAGGCCGACCAAGGCAAGCCGCGTCTGGGCCTGGTACTGGTAGAAGTGCCACATGCATTCGAGAAGCTCGGCACGCTGCTTGGCTTCGGCGCTGACAAGTATGCCGTTGGCAATTGGGATAAAGTCCCAGAAGGGGAGATGCGCTACCTTGATGCATTGATGCGTCACCTCACCCAGCATCACAAGGGTGAGAAGGTAGACCCAGAGTCTGGGGAGCTTCACCTGGCACACGCAGCGGTTAACATCATGTTCCTCCTGGATAAGGAGTTACGCAAATGAAATTCATCGTTAAGTGCAAAGGTGGTCACATCGATGGTCACTACTACCTGGAGCCAGGCCAAGGAGTGACACCCAACAGGTCCGAGGCCTTTGTCTATGATTCAGAGGTTATCAAGAAAGACCCTCGAATCTGCTGGGACGAATGCAACAAGTGGCTACACCCTGACCGCAACGTAATTATCCCGGTAGGTGACCTATGAATATCTTTGAATTCCTGGGCCTATCTTGGGATCACCGCAACCACCCGGTGCAGCTGGTCAGGCACATGGAGGAAGTCCCAGAGAGCAAGAGGCAATTGCCACTGTATGCCCAGGTAAAACGTGATGGTATCTTTAGTGCCACTGTGGTTCGCCACGATGGCAAGGTGGGTATCTTCGGGCGTACAGGTAAGAAGCTCAGCAATGTTGAGCATCTGGAGGCTCGGTACTCCTGCTTGCCTGCTGGGGTATACTTTGGTGAGCTACAGTCAATGGCTGTGGACATCTACCTGGAAGCCCTGTCTGGTGTTGTTAACCCCGAGCGTGTCAATGAGTTGGACTTTATAGGCCAGCAGATTAAGGACGAGTTGTATGTCGACTTCTTTGATATGGTAACTCTGTCTGACTTCGAAGGTGGTGTAGCGGTTGCTACCTTCCTAAAGAGGCACGCTGGCCTAACCAAACGATTCCAACTCCACCTGCAACCTAATTGCAAGTATGAGTCCGTCCTGCCACTCACCAAATGTGAAACTTGGAAAGAGGTTGAGGACTTCGCCCAGGAGCAGATTGATGCAAACCGTGAAGGTGGTGTGTTCAAGCGTGATGTTGATTGGGAGGCAGGCCACAAAGGTTGGCGGCAGATGAAGATTGTACGCACAGTCTCATATGACCTCCGCTGCATCGGCTGGGAAGAAGGTAAAGGCAAATACACAGGTAAGGTGGCAAACCTTATCTTCAAGTGGCATGGCACTCAGAAAGTGAAGGCTATGCTTGGTAAGGGTTGGTCTCATGAAGATGCAACCCGTATGTATAACGAGATTAAGAATGGCGGCGAACTTAATGTAATCGGTCGCATCTTCACTGTCTATGGTCTGCAAGACTCCAGCAAAGGGAAGATTCGACTTCCTAAAGTTGGCGAGCTGCGGCATGATAAGGAGGACGCCGATGCGTAGTTTAGATTCAATGCGAGCCACACGGGCAGTTGAGGTAGCTGAGGCTATCTTCGAAAGCCTGTCGTGTGGCATGGAGCCAGGTTACAATCTCCTGGCAGATGCTGAGGAACTCGGGTTGTCTGTTGAGGCAATCCGGGAGAAAGTGGAGGAACTCTTTGGTGACGACGAAGATTCCGAATAAGAAAGCCTATATGAACGAGGAGGCCTATCGCATCCTTGTTGATAACATCCTCCGCCCGAGCGCACCTAGCGTCACCAAGACGCACGAGCAGCTTGTGTGGGATGAATGTAAGCGGCACATCCTTGCCTGTATCGAACACAACATACAGGTGAATGCATGATAAGACCCGCTTGCCTTCTGGATGTACCAGCGATTATCAACCTTGGTAATCGTTACGTTGAGCAAGAGGTCAAGACTGTGGGCCACCATTCGGCAAGCTGGAATGCAGCTGAGAGTGCCCACCATCTTGCCTTGGCAATCTCCCATGAAGCCCTGTTCTTGCACGTAGCTGTGCGAGATAATGAGGTTGTTGGTTTCTTATGGGGTGGCACTCACATGCTTGCCCCGTGGGATTTAACCTTAGTTGCCAGCGATTACCTGTTCTACGTAACCCCAGAGTTCCGTGGTACAGCTGTCGGCATGGGTCTGATTAAGGCCTGGCGCAATTGGGCTAAGTCTCAAGGTTGCAAGGAAGTAAGACTGTCTCTGGCCTCTGGTATCAATGAGGAGCGTGTCGGTAAGATGTATTCCCTTCTTGGGTTTTCACCCTTCGGCACTGTGTACAATCACAAGTTTTAGGAGACAAGATGAGTATTGTCAACAAGGCATTCAAGGCGGTGGGATTGGCTTCAAAGACACCCACCCTTGAAACCAAAGTACCTGCCCAGCAGCTTGAGCGGCAAGCAGAGGTTGGTGCGGATGCAGTCACTATCGGTGCCGATGACTCCAACAGTGTTGGCGGTAAAGGCAAGCGTAGCCTGGTTCGTCCGGTAGCCTCCAGCCTGGGGGTGTAATATGGACATCCGTGGCGGGGCTTCATACAGCGGTAAGAAGAGTAAGATTCCTGAACTCTGGGAGAAGCTCTCCCGCAAGCGTAATGAGTTCCTGGACAGGGCCAAGCATTACGCAAGGCTTACCCTTCCCTACCTGCTCAACGAGCCTGGTAACAATGAGTCAGCTCAGAATGGCTGGCAAGGCACAGGCGCACAGGCAACGAACCACCTGGCTAACAAACTGGCACAGGTATTGTTCCCTGCCCAGCGATCGTTCTTCCGTGTTGACCTTACGGTTAAAGGTGAGAAGGCGCTGCTTGAGCGGGGATACCAGAAGACCAAGCTTGCCACGGTGTTCGCCAAGATTGAAACCCAGGCGATGAAGGCCCTCGATGCTCGGCAATTCCGCCCTGCGGTAGTCGAGGCCTTTAAGCACCTTCTGGTTGCTGGCAACTGCATGCTGTACAAACCAGTTAAGTCTGCAAACGACACAGCTGGCCCTATCAGCTGCATCCCGATGCATCATTATGTTGTCCAGCGTGACACCAATGGTCAGCTCATGGATATCATCCTGTTGCAAGAGAAAGCGTTACGCACCTTCGAGCCTGCCCTGCGTGCTGCCATTCAGGCGGCAAGACGTGGTAAGCAGCTCAAGGATAGCGATAACGTGAAGCTCTATACTCACGCATGCTATGAGGGTGATGGCTTCTGGAAAGTGCAGCAGTCGGCAGATGATTTGCCAGTTGGCAAGTCCAGCCGGGTTAAGACGGATAAGCTTCCGTTCATGGTGCTTACCTGGAAGCGGTCTTATGGTGAGGATTGGGGAAGACCACTATGGGAGGATTACTCCGGGGATGCCTTTGTCGTCCAGTTCCTGTCTGAGGCGGTGGCACGTGGTGCTGCGCTTATGGCAGACATCAAGTACCTGATTCGTCCAGGTGCTCAAACTGATGTGGAACACTTCGTTAACTCTGGCACTGGTGAGGTAATCACAGGTGTTGAGGAGGATATCCACATCGTCCAGCTCGGCAAGTATGCTGACCTTACACCCATCGATGCAGTGTTAGAGAAGTACGTCCGAAGGATTGGCGTAGTCTTCATGATGGAGTCTTTGGTTCGGCGAGATGCTGAGCGCGTGACTGCCTTAGAGATTCAACGCGACGCTATGGAAGTGGAGCAGAGTCTGGGCGGTGCGTACTCGTTGTTCTCTGTAACGATGCAGCAGCCGATGGCTATTTGGGGTTTGCAGGAGAATGCTGGGTCCTTTGGCTCAGAGTTCATCGACCCGGTAATCATCACAGGTATCGAGGCGTTAGGTCGTATGGCTGAGCTGGATAAGCTTGCTCAGTTCTCAAACTACATCACCTTAACTGCCACCTGGCCTGAGTGGGCGCAACAAGCAATCAAGCCTACCGAGTACATGGATTGGGTTCGTGGTCAGATATCAGCTGACTTCCCATTCCTCATGTCCGAAGAGGAAGCCTCGGCTGCTGCGGAGCAAGCACAGGAACAACAAGCAGACCAAACACTCAATGAAGGTGTGGCACAGGCCATCCCTCAAGTCATTAACCAAGGTTTACAGGAGTTATAATGGAACCTGAAATTACTACTGAAATCACTACTGAGGTGCCCAATGAGCAATCTGTTGATACTTCTCCTGATACTGTACCTACTGTGGGAGCTGATGAGCCGAACGGTGATGGATCGCAGAAACCGGAAGGCGAACAAGGAGATGGCGGAGAGGATGGTAAACCTCAGCCAGATGACGCCGCGTCCGTGGAAGAACCGGAATACTTCTTCGGTGACGTAAGCGTAAGCATCGACATCCCGGAAGATGTCAGTGCAGCTCTCAGTGAGAAGGGCCTGGATGCCAAGGCAATTGCTGCCGAGCTTTATGGCAAAGAAGGTAGGTTTGAATTGTCAGAAGAAACCAAAGGCAAGCTCTATGAAGCCTTTGGCAAATTCGCAGTTGATGCCTACCTGTCTGGCCTCAAGGCAACCAACGAGAACTTCTTCGCTACCCAAGAGCGGGAAGCAGCCCAGCGCCAAGCTGCTGATACCGAGCGCTATGGCCTGGTGTCTGCCACTGTTGGCGGTGATGAAGGCTGGTCCCGCCTGGAGCAGTTCGCCCTGGAGACCCTCAGTGATGAGGAGCTGGAGCAGTTCAACGAAAGCATGCGCTCTGGCAACATGTACTTCCAGCAGCTGGCGGTGAAGGACCTGGAGGCTCGCCGTGCGGCAGCGCAAGGGGACCCGTCGGTTACCCTCATCCAAGCCGATGCGGCCCGCGTATCCAACGAGAACGGACCTCTGTCCTCTGCGGAATACATGAAGGCCATCGCTGAGCTGAGCACCAAGTTTAAGGGCGACCGTGCCGGGGCAGCTGCTGCCGAGAAAGCACTGGATGAACGTCGTCGCGCCGGGATGGCAAGGGGTCTTTAATGGTAATCTGGTGCCTCTTTGATGGCTCTGGGTTCATGGGCCAACCTTGGGCCTTGAATGGGCACAAGGTGTATTGCTTTAATGCAGACGATGCCGACCACGGGCCATACTCTGGGTTTCAAGTTAAGCACGAGAATATCCACTTTGTGAATTGCTGGATAGACTCAGACTTTAATCCAGACGTTGAGCCACCAGATATCGTGTTTGCATTCCCACCCTGCACAGACTTAGCAGTTAGCGGCAGCAGGCACTTTTCTTCTAAGAGGGAGAAGGACCCACTGTTCCAGGAGAAGGCTGCCGCTTGTGCTAGGGTAGCCCAGCAGGTTGCTTTCAAACACAGAGTACCTTATATGATTGAGAACCCAATAAGCGTACTCTCATCTTTATGGAGAAAACCAAATCACATCTTTCACCCGTGGGAGTATGGTGGTTATTTACCAGAAGATGATAAGCACCCAATCTTCCCAGACTTAATTGCACCCCGTGACCATTACCCGAAGACTACTTGCTTATGGACGGGTGGTGGGTTTGTTATGCCTGAAAAGCGGCCACTTTCCAAACCTGAGGGCTATTCTCCTCAGTATTCGAAACTTGGCGGCAAGTCTGCAAAGACTAAGGCCATACGCTCACTCACACCTCGCGGGTTTGCTGCTGCGGTCTTTGAGTTTAATAGTGGCGAGTATAGAAGCAGGGAATCGCGGCATTCGTAATTCCCTACTATTTCAATAGTTTATAAGGAGAAATAATGTCTACACCTAACGTACTGACTAACGTTGCCGCATCCCACTCCGGTGAGGTTGACAGTCTTCTGATCGAAAAGTTTAACGGCAAGGTGCGCGAGCAGTATCTGAAAGGCGAGAACCTGCTGAGCCACTTCCAGGTTGAAACTGTAACTGGCACCAACACCGTATCCAACAAGTACCTGGGTGAAACTGAAATCCAGGTCCTGGCACCGGGCCAGTCTCCGGCAGCCACCCCT